CCAGAGTGTATTGTTGTGACTACCTTGAGTCCTTGCAACACGGCTCGTGTTCCAGACCATCGTGAACGCCACGGTGAAGATTGTCAACAACTATTGGATGATTTTGGTATTGAACATGTGTACTGTGGCTATAAAAACCCCGAAGAAGATCCTGATACCAGCATAGAAACAAAAAATGCCAAGATACTAGAACTTTGCAAACGCTTTGCTGACACATTTCTGTCCGAATCCCGTAAAAAGAAACGCAAGTCTCGCGGTGGTGGTGGATACTTTTTTCCAGGATATGGCTACTACGGCGGTGGGAGCGGTTCCGGTGAAGGTGGTGACGGCGGTGGCGAGTCAAAGTCAGGCATGGCGGAAGACCTTACTCCCAATACCATACATAAACTAGCAGATCGTAAAGGCATCAAGTGGGACAACGAACCCAACTTTCTTGCACTTACCAAACGTTTGACTGGCAAAGAACATTTGGATGATCTAAATCAGAAAGAATTGTTACAAGTTAAACGGCATCTAGAAAAACAAGATGTAGCCGAGAATTTTGCCGACGGCAAGGTCAAAGGCAAAAGCCGTCCCGGACGTGTAAAACGTGCAGGTGCATCATGCAAAGGATCAGTAACATCATTACGAAGCAAAGCCAAGAATGCTTCAGGCGAACGTGCCAAGATGTACCATTGGTGTGCCAACATGAAAAGTGGACGAAAGAAATAAGTGTGCGGCGATGATTAATGAAACTCGTCTGCCAATTCGTTGTTGCCCAGAAAGGAAATACGGAAAACTTTCAGGTTCTTCAAATCTTCATCTTGTCCGTGTTGCAACCGCACTAGATATTTATTAAAGAATACACTACCTTAGGACGTTATGCGTTACTAGTGTATGCCCGGCTGCTGGGCTAACATATTTGGGAGTCGTGCCCCGGAATGTATGTTTAAAGTGAGCAACTTTTCCAAAACACTCTTGCTTTATCAAAATAAGTAGTATATAATATGCTTTTCAACTAGGAGATTCAAATGTCAACACGCATGTTTAGCAATGAGCAAAAAGCCAAACTCAATCAAATCATCAACGAAGGCATGGCAGTGCTAACCGAAATCGAAGATCTCAATGCAGGTCTTAATGACACAGTCAAGGCCATTGCCGAAGAACTAGAAGTCAAACCGGCTATTCTTAAAAAAGCCATCAAGATTGCACAAAAATCCAAACTGGGAGAAACCAATGAAGATCATGACACTCTCAATGACATCTTGACCACTGTGGGCAAAACTCTGTAATGTTTCCGTTTGGCGATTGGGTCTACGCTACCTGGGACTACATTAAAAAAGACTACACAGAATGGCCTTTGCGTTTCTGTGCTGAAGTGTTCTCCTGGGCCTGTAGCGTGATCAGTGCCATTATCTTTGCAGTAAGCGTGCCAGAAATCCCCGTGATTCCGCTGTACAGTATTTTTATATCAGGTTGCATGGCAGCGGCCTGGACCTGTTGGACACGTGGTAGCTTTGGTCTCTTGGCCAACTATGCTTTTCTTATCTTTATTGATGCCATCGGATTGATTAGATTTATTATTAAAACCACCTAATGTTGCATCAGGTATTTGATCAGATCATTTACGAGTATCAGGATCAGGAGTTTGTCAATTACGCCAGATCTTGGTTTGATGGCGCAACGGATTTAAATTGGACCAACGAACTACGGGGTCTGAGAAATGCCAACAACATTGATCAAATTGATCGACTGTATCAAACTATTCCATTTGTAAGTTTTATTAACGCTCACGTTAATATATTTTTACAACAACAATACAATAATTTTTCCGAACGGTCAGTGCTGATTGGCATCTGGCCGTTTGCCATGACTGCTGAGTTGTGTCATGCTCCGCACCGGCACGATGAATGCCATTTCAGCGGTACATACTATGTAGAAATTCCCACAGGATCTGGACCTATACAGTTTCATAATGATACCAAAACACATATTATAAATCCCACAGCAGGTATGCTTTTAATTTGGCCTAGCCATATACGACATTCGGTTCCAAAAAGAGAATTTGTTGGCACACGACAAGCAATTTCGTTTGATATTGCTCTTGCAAGGATACTAGCATAATGAAAATATTCATTGCTGGCGATAGTTTTGCTGCTGATTGGTCAATTAAATATCCCACAATGCAGGGTTGGCCTAATATGTTAGCTGACATACATACTGTCACAAACGCGGCAGAAGCTGGGTGTGGCGAATACAAAATTTTAAAACAATTAACATCACATGCACTTGCAGACTACGATGCTGTCATAGTTAGCCACACTAGCCCGTATCGTATACACACAACCTTTCACCCAACACATAGCAAAGATAAATTACATTATAACAGTGATTTTATCTACGAGGATTGCAGGGCACACAAATTAAAATTTATGACTGAATACTTTGAAAAGTGTTATGATTTAGATTATGCCAAGTACGTACATACACAAATTTGTAAAGATATTGATTTAGCAACCAACATTAACAACGCAATACATATTACCCACAGTACCTGGGAAGAGTTGTGGCAATTTCCCGAATTATTAAATTTTGAAGGAGTTGCACAACTGGAACCAGGTAATGCCAATCACTATAGTGCCAGTGGCAATCAACTGGTTTTTGATACATTAAACGATCGATTGGCCAATATGTAATTGGCTGCTGCCTGGTGTGCTTCTATGCCAGGGTGTGAGTTAATAAAACTGTATCGGTTATTCTGGCACCAGTTTAAAAATCCTGTATTATCAAACCATAACATGTTATCCCATGGTAACATTGATATTAGTGCCTGAATATAAGGATCATCCAAATTCCAAGTATGACTTGTTCTAAGCTCATCATTATCAAACACAAATAAAAACTGTTGACCCATTTTCTTCAAGAAGCTGGTTGCCAGCAAAATTTCTTTCAACGCAGTTACAACTTCAGTATATTCATACTGCCCAGGGCCGCGATACCATTCTTGCACAAATCCAGTTTGATCTGACCATGGACTGATATGTTCCCAATCTGATTCTGTCCTAAACTCATATCTTGTACTGCTGGTCCACATGACCAAAATTAAATCATCTTTATAATCCTTATAGCTCATTATTGTTCTAGCTATACCACTGTTTGCAGCCGCTGGTTTGGCTAAACACAGGTAGTCTAATCCTAGATTACGTGCTATAATACTTGACCAGGTATGTGTTTGATCGGGCAGTTCAGAACCATATGTAATACTGGCACCAAAAGAAATTATGTTTGACATACAAATATTTAACTGCTATACTAGTAGGAGTAAATATTCGTAGAGTCGCTGACTTAATCAGCATGTAGAGCAAGTGCAAGCTCAAAGTTGCACACAGGAGAGCAAATGTCGTATATTGATGCATTGTTTGATCGCGATAAAGATCGCATACACGTGGTAGAACGAGTCAACGGAGAACGTGTGTATCGCGAGTATCCGGCCAACTATGTGTTTTACTATGACGATCCCCGTGGCAAGTTTCGCACCATCTTTGATACTCCTGTAAATCGTTTTTCCACAAAAAACGGCAAAGAATTCCACAAAGAACAACGCATCAATTCCAACAAACGCCTGTGGGAGTCAGACATCAATCCCATATTCCGTTGCCTGGAAGAAAACTATCTGGGCGTGGATTCTCCCAAACTTCACACAGCATTTTTCGACATCGAAGTAGACTTCGATCCCGATCGCGGTTATTCTAAACCCGAAGATCCATTCAATCCCATCACTGCCATTTCAGTCTACTTGGACTGGATGGACCGACTGGTCACCTTGGTGGTTCCTCCCAAGAGTTATTCGTGGCAGACAGCCGAAGAAATCTGTGCATCATTTGACAACTGCTTTTTGTTCGAGCGTGAGGAAGACATGCTGAACACCTTCCTTGACCTGATCGAAGATGCCGACATCATGTCAGGGTGGAACTCAGAGGGATTTGATATTCCTTATACTATCATGCGTATCAATCGTGTGCTCAGCAAAGATGACACACGCAGAATGTGCTTGTGGGGACAGTTTCCCAAGCAACGCACATTTGAACGCTTTGGTGCAGAGAACTTGACCTTTGACTTGATTGGTCGAGTACACATGGACTATATGCAACTGTATAGGAAATACACCTATGAAGAACGTCACAGTTATAGCCTAGATGCCATCGGTGAGTATGAAGATGTTGGTAGCAAGGTTGCCTATGAAGGCACATTGGATCAATTGTACAACAAAGATTTTCCCAAGTTTATTGACTACAACCGACAAGACACCATGTTGTTGAGCAAGTTGGACAAGAAACTGAGATTCCTGGACTTAGCCAATGAACTGGCACACGACAACACAGTGCTGTTACCCACCACTATGGGTGCCGTGGCTGTCACAGAACAAGCTATTATCAATGAAGCACACAGCCGTGGGTTGGTGGTACCAAATCGACGCAGCCGAGATGATCAAGGTGACACACAGGCCGCAGGTGCTTATGTGGCTTTTCCCAAACGTGGCATGCACGAATACATTGGTGCCATTGACTTGAACAGTCTGTATCCGTCGGCCATCCGTGCTCTCAACATGGGACCAGAAACCATCGTGGGACAACTGCGTACCATTATGACTGACCACTACATCCGAGAAAAGATAAGTGCAGGTAGCAGTTTTGCTGATGCTTGGGAAAATATGTTTGGTACTTTAGAATATCAGGCAGTCATGGCCGGAGAGATAGGCACAGAGATTACCATAGATTGGGAAGCCGGGGGATCAGATGTACTCAGCGCCAAAGATGTATGGCGCCTGATCTTTGATAGCAATCAACCTTGGACTTTGAGTGCCAATGGTACAATATTTAAATTTGATGTCAAGGGAATTATCCCTGGCTTGTTGGAGAGATGGTATGCTGAACGAAAAGAAATGCAGGCAAAAAAGAAAACCGCAATATCTAAGGAAGATGAAGCGTTCTGGGACAAAAGGCAGTTGGTTAAAAAAATTAACCTTAACTCACTTTACGGCGCGATCCTCAACCCGGGTTGCCGTTTCTTTGATCAAAGGATTGGCCAGAGTACGACGCTTACGGGCCGGATTATTGCCAAACACATGGACGCACACGTCAATGAAGCAATCACGGGGACCTATGATCACGTTGGCTCGGCGATCATCTACGGAGACACGGACTCGGTCTATTTCTCAGCCTGGTCGCAAATCAAAGAGGAAGTAGCCAAGGGTGGCATGGAGTGGAACAGAGAAATCTGTGTGCAGTTATACGATACCATTGCTGACAGCGTAAATGCTTCGTTTCCATCGTTCATGGAACGTGCTTGTCATTGTCCCAGAGACATGGGAGAAATCATACAGGCCGGTCGTGAACTGATCGCAAGTAAAGGTCTGTTTATTAAAAAGAAACGCTATGGAGTACTAATCTTTGACATGGAAGGTGTACGACTAGACACACACGGCAAGCCAGGCAAGATGAAGGCCATGGGCTTGGATCTGAAGAGATCGGACACTCCCCGGGTGGTACAGGACTTCTTGAGTGAACTGCTGATGGATGTGCTGACAGGTGCCGGTAAAGAAGCTGTGATTGAAAAAGTTCGTGAGTTCAAACTCTTGTTCGCAGGTAGACCTGCCTGGGAAAAAGGCACACCCAAGCGTGTGAACAACCTGACCAAGTATGCCGCAGAAGAAACCAGGCTAGGTAAAGCCAACATGCCTGGTCATGTGCGTGCAGCCATGAACTGGAATAACTTAAAGCGTATGCACGGTGACAATTATTCCACCGCCATCGTGGATGGCATGAAAACCATTGTGTGCAAACTCAAAGACAATCCCCTGGGCTTGACGTCGGTAGGTTATCCCACAGACGAAACACACATACCTGTGTGGTTCAAAGAATTACCTTTTGATGATTCGACCATGGAATCGACCATTGTGGATCAAAAAGTAGAAAACTTGTTAGGCGTGCTAGAATGGAAGATTGCAGAAAACACCGACATCAAGACCACATTCGATGACCTGTTTAGTTTTGAGTAAAAATGAAAAAGTTAACCGAACTTGTTAGAATTCGTGAGCAATTGGAATCAGTTTACAGCACTGATGTCATTACCGAAACAGTCAACGAGTTAAAAAATAAAATCACTGCCGTGGGCCGAGAAACAGTCCTAGCGGATGCTGGAGAAACAGTATTGACTCTAAACAAGTATCTAGATAGAATATACACCGATCTAGATTTTTGTCAAGATAGATTTGATTTAATTATTGAAAAAATCAATCAAGACATTCAGCAGGAATCACAAAAATTCTACACCGACAACTACAGTCTAGAATTACAGGTAGAAAGCGAAGCTGTTGACAACATAAGAAAAGTCCGAGTGATGACCTTGAGCGACACCCTTAAAGAAACAATCATCAGTCGCATACAGCTACACACCAACTGGCGTTATCCAGCCTTGGAGATTGGTTGCAGAGATGGCGAATGGACTGGTTATATGGTAGCAGCCGATCCGTTGTATATCACTGACCAATACCGAGATTTTTTAGAATCTACACTGAATCAGTTCACTCCAGAATATCAACAACGGTTGCGTGAGTACTTGGTTCGTGATGCCAACTTTGGTGCACTACCACAGGCCCAGTTTGCTTTTGTGTTTTGTTGGAACTTTTTAAATTATCGCAGCCTCGATACCATAAAGGAATATGTCAAATCAGTGCGAGATCTACTACGCCCAGGCGGAGTGTTTATGTTCAGCTACAACAACGGTGACCGACATGAACAGGCCGGATATGCCGAAGGTCACTGGATGAGTTACATGCCCAAAAGCATGTTGATACCCATGTGCGAAAGCCTGGGATTGGAAATCTTACACAGCGAAGACACACGAAATGAAGGAACTGCTGTAAGTTGGATCGAGATCAAAAAGCCCGGTAAATTGTCCACGGTCAAGGCCCACCAGGTATTGGGTGAAATAAAAAGAATTGGCACTTGACTTTTTCTAAATACTTCTATACACTATTAACATTACGGAGAAAACTATGATTGATCATTTGAAAGATATTGTACAACACACTTATGGCCTGGGCGTCATCACCATGCTCAAGGTCACTGGTGATGCCAACAGCACTGCCATCAATGCCTTTGACCAAGCAACTAAAACAGTTGTATTAAATGCAGAATTCAAGGCACCCATTGCTGAATTTGTCGGTGTGTTTGGTATGCCAAACCTAGATCGTTTGAACACTATCTTAAACATTCCTGAATACAAGGAAGGTGCAAAGATTTCGGTAACCAGCCAAAAGGATCCAGAGGGCACGGATGTTCCTGCCAGCGTGAGCTTTGAAAACAAAACTGGTGACTTCAAGAATTCATACAGGTTCATGAGCACTGCTGTGATCAATGATCAGTTGAAAAACGTCAAAATGAAACCGGTGAAATGGTCAGTGGAAGTGACTCCGTCTGTGACCAGTATTCAAAAATTAAAATTCCAGGCCATGGCACACTCTGATGCTACCACATTCTCCAGCAAGACCGAAAATGGCGAACTCAAGTTTTTCTTTGGTGACGCAGCCAGCCACGCAGGAAGTTTTACATTTGCCACAACCTCAGGCACATTGAGCAAACAGTTAAATTGGCCCGTGGCGGTTGTTAATAGTATTTTGAGCCTGCCCGGAGACAAAACATTCAAAATATCCGACGAGGGCGTGGCTGAAATCACTGTGGATTCTGGACTGGCTGTTTATCACTATCTGTTGCCAGCACAGACCAAGTAATGCAAGAAGCAGTTAGACACGGATACTTAGCAGGTGGTGGATTGCGTAGTCCAGATAAAAAAAACTTTTATTTGAGCATTCCTAAAAACGCCAGCACGTACCTGTCTAACA